TTTGGTTTTCGGATAAAATTAGGACAATATTATGGCAAATCCAAATTTAGTAAATGTAACTTCGATATACGCTAACAGTATAAATGGAGCTTTAACAACTACTACCACAACTGATTTATTAACTTGTGCAAGTGACAAGCTAATAAAAATTAATAGCATTATTGTTGCAAATATTGATGGCACTAACGCTGCTGATGTAACAATGGGAATTATTAAAAGTGGTAGTTCAGTGGTTTTATTTGCTTCTACTATCTCTGTTCCAGCAGATGCTACTTTGGTTCTTATTGATAAGAACTCAGGCATCTATCTTGAAGAAGGAGATATCTTAGAGGGTGGTGCAAGTGCTAACTCAGACTTAACTTACACCATTAACTACGAAGAACTAGATGACGCTTAAGGAGTACAAATATGGCTCATTTTGCAGAACTTAATTCAAGCAACGAAGTATTACGAATAATAGTAATATCCAACGATGATGTAGAAGCTAACGGAGGAGAATTATCCTCTGAGGCAGAAACATTTGTAGCATCTATCGTTCCACACTCAACAGGTGGAACTGCTTGGAAACAAACTTCATACAATCACAATTTTAGAAAACACTATGCAGGCATTGGCGATACTTATGATGCATCAAAAAATAAATTCATAGCTCCACAACCTTTTCCTTCTTGGTCATTAGATTCTAACGATGACTGGAAAGCGCCAGTTCCATTTCCAACAGTTACAGAAATAGATTCAGAACTAGTTTTTATTAATTGGGATGAAGATAATCAAAAATGGCTAGGAGTAACCTATACTGGTGATCCAATAGTCACAACCAATTACGAATGGGATGCTACTAATCTGCAATGGAATGAGGTCTAACCATGGCTAGTCCTAATGGCGGAATAGTAGGCGTAGATAATCCCCCAGTTGACCAACCTGAAGTTATTACAACTTTTAACGCTAGTGGCAATCTAACCACAGCACCTTATACAACCGCAGTTCAATATGTTATTGTCGCAGGTGGTGGCGGTGGTGATGGTGGTGCTGCAGGAGCAGGCGGTGGCGGAGGCGGTGGCTATCGCTCATCAGTGCCTGGTGAGGCATCAGGTGGCGGAGCATCAGCAGAACCTTTAAGTCCAGTTACAGGAAATACAGTCTATCCAGTTGTTGTTGGAGCAGGGGGATCAGGTAAGATAGTAGGCGGAACAGATAATGGAAAGGGAGGATCTGACTCAAGTTTTAATGGCATAGTTTCTACTGGTGGCGGTGGAGCAGGTTTTGTACCTAACCCATCATCCTCAAGAAATGGAGGATCAGGCGGTGGAGCTTCGTATTCAAACGTAGGTGGTAATGGAACTGCAAACCAAGGCTATCCAGGCGGTACTGCTCAATATAGTGGTGGTAGTAATAATGGTGGCGGAGGCGGTGGTGGGGCAGGAGAAGCTGGTGAAGATTGTCCAAACCCTGCACCCCCACAAAGAGGTTATGATGGTGGAGATGGCGTAGCTTCTTCTATTACTGGCTCATCTGTCACAAGAGCAGGCGGAGGCGGCGGCTGTGGAAGATTTACAAATGATGGACCAGTTGGTCAAGGCGGAGCAGGTGGTGGTGCGCCAGGATCAAATCCTGTAGATTCACCAAATCCAGGCGGAACTGCTAATACTGGCGGTGGCGGTGGCGGAACTGATATTGGCAACCCACCCTTTACTCCAGTTCCAGGCGGTGCTGGTGGTTCAGGCGTTGTTATTATCAAAGAACCTAATGCAGGATATAAAGTATCAGGCGTATGGGATATGAACGCCCTTTACGACAATGTGAAAGCAGGGACATGGACAAATGCCTAGATTAATCGGAGCAGTATTAAATCCTGTATTAATACCTGAAGTAATAACTACATTTAATTCTAGTGGAACACTTACCACTCAACCTACTACAACCGCTATTGAATACTTAGTTGTTGCAGGTGGTGGAGGTGGTGGTGCTTGGTATATGGGTAGCGGTGGAGGAGCAGGTGGTTTTAGAACAGCTACAGGTAATCCTGTTGCTGGTGGCTCATCATATCCTGTAACAGTTGGTGGGGGTGGAACAAGTGTTTCTGCACCTGGTGGCCCAACCTCTCCTGGTGTTGGTGGTAAAGGCTCAGATTCAGTTTTAGGTACGCCATCTCCAATTACCTCAGAGGGTGGTGGTTTTGGTAATTCAGGAGGTTCTCCAGGAGGTTTTGGACAAAATGGTGGACCAGGAGGTTCAGGCGGTGGAGCAGGTGTTTCAAATCCTGGACACACTAATAACCCTGTTAATGGTACTGCAAGTGGGGGAAGTGCTGCTTCAGGTCAAGGAAATGCAGGTGGAACAGCAAATGTACCTTTCCCTGGTTATGGCAACGCTATTGCTGGAGCAGGTGGAGGTGGAGCAGGTGCAGTAGGTGGAAGTTCTACTGCAAGCCCACCAAGCACACCAGTACCAGAAATACCAGCAGGTGCAGCAGGTGGAGCAGGATTAGCAAGTTCAATTACAGGCTCATCAGTTACCTATGCAGGTGGTGGCGGTGGTGGGTCTAAAAATACCAATCCTGCTGGTGGTGGTGCTGGCGGTGCTGGTGGTGGCGGTGCTGGTGGGGATGGTGTAAATTATGACCCTGCAGGTAATGGAGTCGCAGGAACAGCCAACTTAGGTGGTGGCGGTGGTGGAACTGGTGGCTATGACCAACCTAGCGGAGCAGGTGGTTCAGGTGTTGTTATTGTTAAAGAAGCTGGAGTTAATACTGACACATCAAGCTGTTGGGATTTAAGAACAGTATTTAGAGCAACTAAAGCAGGGAATTGGAACTGATAAAAACAACCTTTCTTTTAAATCACATCTAAACTATACTGATCTCTTAAGAGAGAGAAGATGAATCTAAAATATTATTACTGGTATTTTCAATCAGCCATACCTGAAAGAATATGTGATGACATAGTTCGTTATGGTAAAGAGCAAGACAAACAAACCGCTCTTACAGGTAACGCTGATAAAGACAACCTAACCAAGCTAGAACTTAAAAACATTCAAAAGAAACGCAAGTCTGATGTTGTATGGATGAATGACAGATGGATATACAACGAAATACAACCTTACATTCATCAAGCAAATTATAACGCTGGATGGAATTTTGAATGGGATTTTAGCGAGTCTTGTCAATTTACTGAATATAAAGTTGGTCAGTATTATGACTGGCATTGCGACTCTTACGAAGAACCTTATAACAATCCTGAAAATCAAAATGTGCATGATAAACAAAGAAAACTTAGCATGACTGTATCTTTAACCGATCCTGATGAATATGAAGGCGGAGATTTAGAGTTTGATTTTAGAAACACAGACGAAGGCTCACAGCCAAGAATATGTGAAGAAATTAGAAAGAAAGGTAGCGTAATTATCTTTCCATCTTTTGTTTGGCATAGAGTCAAACCAGTAACCAAGGGAATACGACACTCCTTAGTGTGTTGGAATTTAGGATATCCATTCAGATGAGCTTTAAGAAAAATAAATACCAAGTTATTAAAAACGCTATATCAAGCGAGTTAGCAGATTTTTGTTATCAATACTTTTTAAATAAAAAAGCAGTAGCAAGACATATGTTTGATGATAAGTACATTTCACAATTTACAACTTATTTTGGCGTTTGGAATGACCCGATGATTCTTGAAACTTATTCTCATTATGGTGATATCGTAATGGACACTTTATTACAAAAAGTTAAACCTACTATGGAAAAAGAATCAGGCGTAAAGCTAACTGAAACTTATTCGTATGCAAGAATTTATAAAAAAGGTGATGAGTTATATAGACATAAAGATAGATATTCTTGCGAGATATCTACCACTATGTTTTTAGGCGGAGATGAATGGTCAATATTTTTAGAGCCATCAGGTGAAGAGGGTAAAGACGGTATAGAAATTAAACTTAAAGCAGGCGATATGTTAATGTATAGTGGTTGCGAATTAGAGCATTGGCGTGAAACTTTTGAAGGTGAAAACTGTGGACAAGTATTTTTACACTACAATGATGCAAGTAATCCAAAAGCAAAACTTAATAAATTTGATGGTAGGCCTATGATAGGATTACCTGATTATTATGCACGAAAAGATGATTGATATTTTTGACTGCCCTTACATATCTAAAGTTAACAACAAAAAGTTTCAGCAAGATTTAATTAAATACACTAAAGAAACTAAATGTTGTGATGAGGAAGTATGTACACATCCAAAAATACAAAGCGATATAAAAATAGATCAAGCCTTTACGGTTATTGATGATTCTATTCAAAACCTTTTTAAAACTTACTTAGGAACAGATAAGTTTGAGTTTACTAAAAAAAATGTATGGGGGTATTACGCATCTAAAGACTCAGAATTAGCAAGTGTTGTTCATAACCATATGTATAAAAAAGAAAAAGGTTTGCAACTTTCTGCTGTAATGTATATTACGCCAACAAAACTAGGCACTAGCTTTGAAAATTTTAAAATAGA